ACGATAGAGGGAATGAAAAAAATGGGCTCGATGATTTTTTAAATAAATTTAAAGGAAAACGATCGGATAGTATTAGTAGTATAGAGTTTAATAGAGAGGATATTGAGAGAGAAGAAGTCGTGAAAGAAGTGTTGGAAATATACAGTGGAGACATTCCTGCGGTGTATAATCAAATAAATGACATAAATGATTATCAAGAAGACTTGGATTAGGAATCTGCGACACTCACTGCCGGGCAGGAAGCCCTGTGAATTTGAACTGTCAGCGCGACAGTTTCTTGAAGCAACTCTAAATTCATGTCATTTGGGTCTGTGTAATAGAGTTCGAGGACCTCGATGATCGTATGATACGTTTCTTCCACGCATTCAGCAAAGGGGGGTAAGGGTTTGAGTGGTGCCACAACCTCTTCGATGACGGGTCCGGCAAGGGCGTGTTTTTTCTTAATCGAAGGTTTGTATATCATTCCTGATCTTGTAGTCATACTCAGACAGTCCCCGTGAACTTGAGCAGTCAGCGCGACAGCTTCTTGAAGCAACTCTAAATTCATATCATTTGGGTCTATGTAATAGAGGTTGAGGACCTCAATGATCGTACGACACGACACTTCCACGCATTCATCATGGGCGGGTAAGGGAGTGAAGTTGACGAGTTTGGCGAGTGTGTGAAAAGTTTGGCTTTTTGAAATGGATCGAGTAGTCATCTATCTTGTTCTTGTTATATTAAACCCACCATTATAATTTCAATTTTATCCATATATAATCATACCCTCGTTAAAACCTCATTATTATTTCGTACAAACATGATAATAATGGATAACGGAGATGCAAGTTTTATCAACGATATGCGTGATATAAGCGATTTCAAAACCATTACGTTTTCAGGGTATAAAAAAACCGACGTGAAGAAAGAGTTATTACAAGCATTGTATAAATCTAAAGTCGAGAATGCATGTCATTGGTGCGCCGAATTAGTGTGTGCCGGTCATTATAGTGATATTTGGGAAATCATCCTGTTATTTTTAGGGAAATATATTCATTTAGGCAATCCGAAATTAGCCATATATGTCGATAAACGATTCAATGTGTTTCGGAATATCATGGTCCAAGGGAATTTCATTTCCGAGCTGGAATTGCGTAACAATCCGACCATACGGAACATGTTTTCTGAATTATGTTGCGTATTTGCCACTTCACCCAAGAAACCAAGTATTGAGCCGGTCAAACTGAATACAGCGGAAGAATTNGATATGACTCAATTATCGGATAAACTGAAAGCACCGTCGGTATTATTCGGCGAACCGATTCTTAAAAAAGAAGACCCAAAAGAAATAGCGATTGCAATAAACGAATTTTCCTATCACATTTCTTCGACGAATGGCCATGTTCCGAACATGATGAATGCGTGTTATTGGATAGAATGGTTGATCTCCTTCGACCAAATCTGTAAAAAGCGGAAACAACCATGCAATGCGGAAACGAGAGAAAAAATCCCGGTCGAACATAAGTTCCAAAAAGAAATCATTTGGATTATTTGGGACGCGCTGTTTTATTATAGCAACGACGACTATGTGAAAACGATTTTGAATTCTATCTTGCGATTGTTTTGTCTCAAATTCACTCCGGGCAGTATTAAAAAACGTATCTATCTATTGTATTTTGCGGTGTCTATTGTCACTGAACCGTTTGTGAGAAATATTCCTATGATTCCCAATAAACAATTGCTCGAAACAACCATGGCCCAAATAAACAATATATANAAACAAATTAAGAAATCGGAAGTGAGTCCAAAGACCGAATATTTGTTCGAGGGACTTCATGCCAATGATAGTGCGACGAACCGCCAAAAGTCTGTTCAGAAAATGGAAATATTAAATTCGATGGGTTATTCGGGGGGTATATAATGAATTGGAATATTATATATTATGTTGCTAATATAAAATAACAAAAAATTAAAAAGATCCAAATGGACTCCCGCCAAACGAATTCGCGGCCATAGGGCCCTGATTATACGACGGAGCGACTGGACTTCCTCTCATCATTTCATCTGATCCGGCAGTTGGTCTTGTGGTAGAAATGGGCGCTTGGGGGAATATAATATCGTTATGTTGTTCGTACCCATCATGTTGGCTGCTGCTATGTTTCTCTTTTTTTTTCCCCGTTTCCATGTTTTCTTTTGTCCCACTCCATGTTTCCATAATACGATCCACCAGGATATTTACTTTAATACCAATTTTCGTCTGGATACTTAGCACTAAAATCAAGAAAGCCAAGATCACATTCGTCAAGGTGAGGCTTTCATACTTAAATTCACTATAAGTAGGTATATAGGTAATGAATCGATGAATAATAATGATCCCTACAAACATGACGATCAGCTGAATGAGCACTTCGATGAGTATTTCGATGGTAGATTTATCCGCATCCGCTTCGGGAACAAACCGCTGAATGAGTTTGTTCAATAAAACGATTGGAATCACTCCTAACAGTGAGTACTGGGTAACATTCATTATTTCGGCTTTTCCTTCTTCTGTGGTCGAAAAAACATGACTGAAAAATGTTTTTTTAGAACCAACTGGCTCAAATACATTTGTTTCTCCTAAATTCATTATGTTTTGTAAAGAGATATTAATAATTGCACGGCAGGGAGTTACCATCCGTATTTTTTCTTCGCGGTTCTCCTTCGCTTATGGAAGATAACTCCCGCACCAGAATTCAGCCCTTTTGATAAACCGTTTTTATTAGAAGTATTTTTAAAACTCCAGCCGGAGACATTGTTTGTAATCGTATTGCGTGTTTTTCTTCTCGAATTACTTTTTTTTGCGGGAGACGGTGCTCTTTTTCGTCTTAATTTCGATCTTTGCATTTCGAACTGTTTAAGTTCGCCAAAGTTTTTGTAAATCGCTCCTGATTTTGACAGTATTCCTAATCTTTGCACGGCGTGTGTTTTATCTTTTGGTAGGCTATTATTAATATAATGCTCGACATCTTCTACGGTTACTTTATCTGTTTGTAGATCTAACATACTGTTGTAATTTTCCATCCGGATTCCAACCGCTTTTCGTTGTTCCCGTACGTTCCCTATATATTTTTTATCGCATAATGGCTCTGAATTCACGACGTCAATTGGCTTATTGAGTATCAATGCATCTATAAGTTCTGTTTCATTTATACTATCAAGCTTACATATCATTGCAAGATTATATGTTTCTTTGAAACATGACTCTTCCACCAGAGAGACGTCTTCCCGAAAACCGAATTTATTGTACAGGCATAACCCTTTTAAATTACAATATAAACCAGCAAGTTCAAGTAAAGCGAAATTAATTTTTTTCCGTTTAAGTGCGAACAAGTACATGAACAGTAAAATACGACCGATTACGTTACAAGCCCCTGCTTTGCATTCTTTGGTGGCATTGGAGTGCTGATGTTTCTTAGGAGCGCAAACCAAATTCAACGCGGGTACATTTCCAAAATCATTTTCCGCATTGTTACATTCTCCTAATTCGGTCATAAGAAAACCAACTACTTTATCTGATTCTTGTTTTTCTGTGCTGTTCTCGTCTACTAAAAGAATGATATCCTTTATTTGGTCGTTCGTTTTTAAAAGAGCGTTTAATCCAAGTGTGATATACTCCTGTCCAATATTATTGTTTCGAATAATTCCCTTTGCATTTGTATGAATGTGTCCTCTCTCGCTCCATTTTTTCCCCCGTCTATTTTTTTTCCGAGTGTTTTTAGTTTTTAAAAAGTAATTCAAGCAAACGTCGTTTGTGTCTTCTGCTTTTACAAAGTCCGCATCGACAATTGGATTACACAGAGATGAAAGACTTTTAATAAAAGAATCGTATGGTTTTAATGCACCATTTGAAAAGGTGTCCAATTCGTGTTTGAAAACTAATTTTATTGCATGGTTTTTCAAAAACTCGTTTACTTCTTTGGGCAGATCGGCTCTGAAATCATCCGTGAATACGTTTCCATTAGACATGCCCTATAATTTACCTAAACATATTATTCTCAGTACTTTCCGCGAATAATATCAGTATTTTAAGATGACCGCGAATACTATATTTTAATATTAAAACCGTTGCATACATACGGCCATTTTTTGAAAATGATGGATTTTGGCAAAAAACTTTTGAGATGTTATCGCAAATTCAGTATTTTAGGCGAATAATATCAGTATTTTGAGAACACAACACAAAACATAAAGATTCACAACACGAAACATAAAAAGTAACCATAACCATTCTTAAAGTATTTGCTCATTTTTGGAATATCATCAGTATATGTACTAAATATAACGTGTATTCGTTAAAAAGCCAGATAAATTTAAAACCGTTGAATAAAACTAAAATAAAAACCGAAGAAACCGAAGAAACCGAATAAACCGAATAAACCGAAGAAACCGAATAAACCGAAGAAACCGAATAAACCGAAGAAACCGAATAAACCGAAGAAACCGAAAAAATGGGCAGTTTTTTATACATCTCCGCTTTTTTGCGGTGGCGGTGGTGGTGGTGATACTATTTTATTGAAAGTATATTTCTGCGTGTGAATATACGTTTCGTCTTTTGTGAAGTGATGATCTTCCGCGACGATGGAATAGACTGGTTTAAGAAGCGTTTTTATTATACTTAGCCATGCACGTTTTATCCTTGATGGATCGGTCACCGCTTTGATATTATTGCAATTGTAGAATTTACGAATATCTGGAACTAAACTCAAAATATTATTTTGTAGTTCAACATCTTTATCCAAATCATATAATACAAATGTTTGGGATACTTCCAGGTTCATTAGTGATATCAATTTGGAGACGATTTCGGCTTGTTCTTCTTTGTAGAGTTCAGTCTTGAGGCGCATTACAAATACTGATCAGATATTATTATATAATTATATATTATATTATATTATAATTATATATTAATAATTATATATTTATATATTTTGGTATATAATTGTTTTATTTTTTGCGCATGGACTTGGTTTTTCTTCCTTTTTTGTTCTTATTTTTCCCCCCGCCGTTTTTGTATTTCGATATTCTTTTCCTGGTCCTTCCTTTACTTTTACTACTGTTACTTGAACCAGTATTTGTATTTATGTAACCTCCCAAGATTTTTTCGAACATTCCCATTTTTCAGTATTATATACTAAACGATAGATTTAATTATTATCACAAAAAGAATATAAAATTAAAAAGGATTCGAGAGGATATGAGCAACTCACTTGCAAAAAAAAGACGTGCCAATTTACCGCCGCCACCTATGCCTATGCCTGCCCCTGCTCCAAATCCTTCTCCTTCTAACTTGAATCAACCTCCTGCCATTGGAAGACCGATGACCCTTCCTCAAGTATTAAGTATCCTGGAGAAAAGACTGAGTATATTGGAAAAAAGCAAAGATATGGAAGAGACCACATCCATCATGGCGACTACACCCGCATCCATCATGAACGACTCATTGAAAGAGACCTTGGACGAATATGAAACCCGATTCGACATGTTGGCAGAGCAAATCAACTATATTAAAGATACACTCATGAAACTCCAGACATTTACAATGGAAGTGAATCAAACACTGTTGCTCGAAAGAAGAGAAGCAGAAAATAATTCAGTTCATTTTTCAAGCCTGATAGAAGAAAAAGAGGTCAAAGTGGAGGATGACGAAGAATAGGCGTGTGATATTAGTGTCGGCGACTCCTTCGTCGTCGTACAGTGCGTCGTTTCCCTTTCTTTGCAACGTATCTTTTTTTCCCAGTTACATTTGTTGATGTTCCGTTTTTATAAACTTTCTTCGCTTCAATCATCGCGTCTTTCAACGAATACGTCACATTTAACTTTTTTCCAGTGCGAAACGTTTGTTTTACTAAATCAGTCCAGGGATTTCCCATTATATATTTAGTGAATATTTATATAAATCTTATATTAATCATTATATTAATTCATCATGGACAATAATGGAAAACACGACGAATATTTGTTAAAAATTCAGAAAACCCAAAAAGAATTCTACAGCAACCAGGCAAAAAAGCATATTTTCAAAAACGCACAAAAAACAGAATGCGCAAATTATGTGAGTACCAATGTTAAACTCGAACACTTGATCGAATCGACCGCGTTTATTGTACCAAACACGAACATTGTGTACTTCAATTATCTCGTATTTAAAACATACGGTAGTCCTGAAAACGCAAAACCCATCTATGCTCACATCACTGCATTAATTGAGAGTATTTTGACGACTTATGAATCATATGAACTTCACGTCAATTTTAAAACATTTTCGGTATCGGCATGTCACCGATATTACTCTATGATTGTTAGTAGTATCGAGTCAAACTCTCTCTTTACCGAAAAACTAAATAAACTGGTGATCTATCACACTCCTTTTGTCATTGATCAGGTAACGGTAATGCTTTATCAAAGCATCAAACCGTTTCTAAATAAAATAGAATACGTCAAAGAAAAAAGCGAGGAAAGAATCGCTCAATTGTTCAAAGACGTTGTATGAAAACAATTTCGGACAAAAATAATATATAATCAATAAAGTGATTGTATAATATACGTACATTCATCATGTGGTGGCTAAAGATTTTCGTGTTTTTCATTATCTTGTTTTCGTATATTCATGTACAGCAGCAGTATAAATCAGGAGAGGATTTGGAAATCTACGAATATGATGTCACTACCGTGAAAGCTCTCCAGGATATGCTCCACTTGAAACAGCCAGTATTGTTTCGGTCAGAGCTGTTCGAGTTAGGAAAAAACACGGAGCCCTTGGAATTCCTCGAGATAAAAGATCGGCGGGACTATCATCCTGGTGCTCATAAACATGTTGAATCCATACAGTTATCTTTGGCAAGCGCGCGTAGATTAATGGATACAGATACAAAAGGACTATTCTACAGCAACCGTAATCGACCGAATCTTCTTCTTTCCTGGAAAACATGGTTTAGAAAAATGGACACCTTTTTAAAACCTGCGTTCACTCTTTATACGGAAACGGATCTTATTTACGGCTCTAAATACGCCAGGACGACCACTTCATTCCATCGCGAAAGTCATACGTTTCTATATGTTCCACCCGAAACCAACAAAGGAAACATTCGGGTAAAAATGACCTCACCGAAAAGCCATGTGTTTCTGAATCCCGTGATTGACTATACGTCTTTCGAAAATTGGTCGGCCGTCGATTTATTTGAATCGCACGACAAACTGCAATGTATCGACTTTTATGTAAAGCCCGGATACGTTCTCTTTATTCCACCTTTTTGGTTCTACAGTATTGAATTCCAGGAAAAACAGAACGAAGTGTGTATGATTAAATATACGACCGGCGCGAATTTTGTAGCGAATATAAAACACATCGGATTATTCTATATGCAACAACAAAATATCGCGGAAAAGTGGTGGAAACCGCTGCAAGATGTAGATATTTCTTTGGACCAACAAGAGGAGGACCAAGAGGAGGACCAACAAGAGGAGGAGAAGCATAAAGCAGGTATTATTGATATTTCCCAATGTCCCGTTCCCGTCCCGGAAGAAAAAACGGTCGTGCAAGAATTGATTGAGGAATTACATGCATGAATTTTAGACATGTAGTATGCGAAGCTCGTCTGCAAAACAACATTCAAGATTGAGATGCCGGATCTCCATTATTCGGTCTTTGTCTATATTTCCGCGAACATGTTCTGCAAATTCACACTCTGGACTTTTCTGGCAATCGTAGTTTAACGTACGAAGATACTTTGATTTTAACGCAAACAGACCCAGCACGCAATCAAAATCCATGTATTCGAATGTACATACATTGAAAAATTTGACAAAGGCATCATAATTATTATGGTTATGTCTCACTTCATTCAAAAAGTGCATATCCTTCAGTTTATATCTTCCAGTTAATTTAACAATCACGTCGTCGTCTTGTATGTTATATCGCTGTATAACTTCTTTTAAATCTAATAGTTCATTGACACCTTTGTGTTGAAGTTCGAGAAAATTATTCGACGTATAAAGGACATCGCAGCCAAGTGCATCTAAAAACGTTTCCCTGATTCCATTATTTTCCACTATAATCGGTTTTATAGTGGAATCATGTTCCACCATTTGCAGTAAAGTAGATATACAATCCATGTATCTCCTTTTTCTTTCCTCGGCATCTTTGTTTCCTGTTTTGTTATTGATGGAAGTGGTGATAATAATGTATATCATATTATTTAAAAAATAGGATATAGGCAAACAGGGAAAACATTTATATTCATATTCAACCAAGTTTTTATTGTGGCGTGAGAGAATATAATGAAAAAATCAAGGAGAACAAAGGGAGATAATCACATGAAGAGAACAAGGAAAAAAAAAGGAGAAATCAAAACGATCTCCAACGATCAAAAATCGTTCCTGGTGAAAACATTTTTCGAAATACTCCATTCCATCAAGTTATACCACTGGAAAACGAAATCGTACTCTCAACATAAAGAAACAGACAATCTCCACGAAAAACTATCCGGTGCGACCGATCGTTTTATTGAAGTCTTGATTGGAAAAACATCTGCCCGAATTCAAATGGTGGAGGATAAAATGAAATTATACGATTTCGATCACAAAACCCAATTTAGGGATAAGATTTTCGAATTTAGACAGTTTTTAGTCGATTTGAATCAGTTGTTTCCTTCCAAGAAAGATTCGGATTTACTTTCTATCCGAGACGAAATGCTGGAAATCGTGAATCAGTTTTTATACTTATTCACCCTTCATGGATGATCAGAATAATAAATGAATAATATATATGCCAAAGAAGATATGGACAGTCGTTTTGTTTTTCCTCGCCTTTTTATCGTTTGGGGCAGCGCTTTATTTTTTTGTGAAATCGAAAATGATTAAAAATACCAAAAAAATCATTTTTTTAACGAGCTCCGAAACTCAGGCAATACTTGATAATGACGCCGATCATTACTACCAAACATTCAATAAAACGGATTTAAAACTGAGAAAATCGAAAACCCTCACCGAGTATTTAGACAAAATTAGTAACAGCGGCGTCGAAGGGAGTGAGGAAAATAAGGAAAAAATCATCGACTGTATAGAAAGAATAAACCAAAAACTTCCTTCCGGGATTCAAGAAGGAGTCGATATTCGGAAATTTGTAGAGATGGATTGGCGAATCGGCTTTACGGGAGATATGCTTTATGAAAACGGACTACCGCATACAAGAACCAACGTCATTATACTGAACAACACTGATATTGAAAAAAAAAGTATCCCCTCACTGTGTAGGTTGTTGATTCACGAAAAGGCGCACGTCTATCAGAAAACATACAAAACGGAATTTTCCAAATATTTAGACGAGAATTTTGAAGTCGCGGAGAAAAAGGGTAAACAAGAAGACATTCCCGCTAACCCAGACACAGACAAGTTTATATACAAGCGGAAAAGTACTGGAGAAATTCTGCAGGGAAGATATCACGAGAAGCCGGAACATTTCCGAGATATCGCTTTTACGGACGATGATCACACGAAAGAACATCCATACGAATCGGTTGCATATACGTTGGAAAAATTATACTCTGATTAAAGAATTACGTCCGACGATATTACTGATATTTAAGAAGACAAATCACGGCAACAGTAATACCTGCTATACCACCAGTAAGAAGATGAACGCCTAATCCATGTGTGACAGTATAACGATAGTACGCAAAATCTCTTTCCTCTGTGCGAGACCATGTAGGTTCCAGTGAAAAGTATTTATTGAAAATACTTGTATCATTTTTGTGAGAAGAAGTAGTTGGAATCTCGTTGGTTGGGTTAAAATTTTGTATTTTATTTGGTTTAGCCACTTGGTAATGATAAAGTACCTCGTTCGTAATATGAACAATCCCACACAAGAGTAATACGGACATCCAAATCGTAAAGACCAATCTGGATGTATGATAGGTAGCATAAGTACTGAATAAAATGGCGGAATACACCATTACTTTGTCTAAACGATCTGCAAATGAAAAATCTATCGGATCTTTCCAATACATAATGGATGTGATATACAGTCCGAGCAATAATCCTCCTACAATTTTAAGTATGGGTTGCTTACATAACAAAAAAAGAACCGCGATGACTAAATAAACATGACACGTACTAAAGCAGAACCAAGCATATTTTTGAGGTATAGAATGGGTGTATTCTTTTATAGCATTATTCTTCGTATAAGGAACGGGATGAGGAACGGGATGAGGAACGGGATGAGGAACGGGATTAGGAACGGGAAACGTCGTCGTCATCTGTATTATAATATTATGGTTTTTTATTTATTTATTTATTGCCCACGAATATTAGATGAATGAGTTCATCTGAATCGGTATTTCAGTTATTTAGGAGATTTTTTTCAATGTATATTTTATAAATGTTAGATTTGGTGAAGTTGTGTTCGCCGGGAACGGAAAAGAACCCTTTTACAAAACGTTGTAACAAAAAATGCAAGAAAGGGAAAGAACGGATTCGATTGGATCAAACAAATACGTATCGTTGTTATAAAACATGCGAGAAACCGCGGACCAGAAATACTAGATCTAATAGATGCTCAGGGAAAAGAATACCGTCTTCCAAAAAACAGTCACATACGAACTCGAGAAAATCGGCAAATTTTTTCAACAGGTCCGCTTTATGGGGAGATAATTCGAGATCTGATCGAACTTAAAAGCAAAATCTTATACCTATATTATGACTTATTCAGGCGGCGGGTCTTCTCCTTCTTGATTTGTTTCTGAAGGTGGCATCTCATCTTGAGGATCTGGAATAGGATCTTCTTCTTTGGCAGGAGTCGGAGGAGTAGCGCTAAACTTACTAAAAGTAGAAGGTTTCTTTGCCATCATCATCATCATCATGTCGTTTTTTACCGTTTTTACAATTTCTTTCGCTTGAAACTGAGAGGCAAGCGGATGATCGGATAGATCCGGAATAAAAAGCTCTCTATCATTCGACGTGACCCTGGTTTCAGTAAGATAGGGAGATTGTTTTTTAGTGAAAAGCTTACCTAATATACCCGGTTTAGTTTTATAATGTTCGTATGCCAATTCGTCCGCATTACACCATATCTCTTCATGATATCCCCAATCACTATATGGATACATACAGTGTCCTTTATTTTCCCAGTATTTCCCCCAGCTATTACGCAAAATAAAACCAACGGCATTATACCCGACGACTGCCAACGCATGTCCTCCCAAGTTTTCTTCCTCTCTGTGTTGTTTCCACATGGAAGCGGTATGATTGAATACCGGAAAAGTGATTAAACAAGGTCCCACAATATTAAGTGCCATTTTCAGCATATTCATGGTTCGAATACGGGCATACCCTTTAATTTTATGTTGGCGATCCGCGTCAACAATAGATGTGCAATTCGACGAACTGTAAGGACACATTTTCTCACTGCACGCTCCCAATTCGGTTAATATTTGCATGAGTTCACGACCGCACATTAATTGCGTGGTTTTATCTTTTCTGTGGTTGAATATGAACTGAGGGGACATTTGAATAGACTCTTTATTGATCTTGCGCGATTTCCATTCCAACATACACGCCCCGACTTGCGCGAGAGAAGTTCCTTGTACCCCTTGGTTTCGAACCGGATAGAGATGATTCGTCCAATCTAACGTTTTGGGACATTTAAAGAGGTAATCATCATCAAAAAGAAGATCGGCGTTCATATCTCGATCGTCTCTGGGCGACGGGACTACATTGAAAAAAATGGCTTGTTTATTTTGAGAAATCGGGTTGTTGGTTTGGGCCATTTCTTTAACGACAATATACGTTATAAATATATATTTTTTATACATACAAACTCTGGTTCGTCGCGATATATTTCAAAATCATGTCTTCTATTTTTGTCAATTTGTGTAGCCACTCGGTTTGCGTATTGCAGTAAGACAGCTCATACAGACCTCTGAATTCCTTCGCAATGGTCGCGATTTTAAGAATGGCCTTGGTGAAATCCCCTAAAGAAATCCCTTTCGGATTGAGCTTGGAAACAATAAATTCCTTGCATTCCATTTCGGTGGTGCATTCGCACCACTCCATGGATTCTTCCACGATCGAAAATGAAAATTCCTTGCCATACTGAATCCCACTTCGAATATCGCGAATCCCTTCTTCCGTTTCATACTTATCGTACATTTCCTTCATTTCTAATAGTCTGGATCGAAGAAAGTCGTCATTGGTCCGTGGCGTACTTGTTTCGAATTCTTCGTCGACTCTTATACCGGTCGCACACGAAAACAATCCGACCAATTGCTTACAACTGAAGCCTTCGAAATAATTCCATTTGTCAATCATACATCGTATCCAAATCGGACCATGAACCTCTGCCACGTGACTACAGATGGATCCGTTTATTAACGCGGTTATATTTGTTCCGCCGTCGAGTTTCAGAAATCCCTCTGTTTCTAAGAATTCACATATTCGCTGTACTTGGTCTGGGATAAATTGCTTTAACCTGGCAACAGTAGATTCACAGTCCTTACGTTTTACCATACTCTCTTCTACTGTTTTCCATGTGTCAATGTCTTTCAACAAATTTGGATACTCGTCTGAAATCGTTTTAAGCTCGCGACTGATTTGTGCCCGTTTCTTAGGCTGACGCGTATCTTTTAAACTCTCTTCTTTGGTACGATAGGCTTCGCAAATGTCTTTGGGCGTTTTTAGGAATTCAGTATTGCGTGTATGTGAAAGGACGTTTTCTGAGGCGGTTACCAAGAAACGTTCGTTTGTCTGTATTTCAGAAAGCAACCCTTCATTCATCATACTTTTCTGAATGAAGGAACATACCGTGTCAAGGGTAGTTTCTGGATTGGTTTTAAGTACATTAAGCACTAAACTATAATCCATTCGGAATTTCGAAACCAAGGCGGGTGGTTTTCCGCCCATTAACACTTTATAGTCGGTCTCAGTAGGCTGAGATCGAAACAAGTTATTGCAATGAATGACGTAGCCAACCTTATCGATTCCTCTTCTACCTGCTCTTCCAGCCATTTGAGTGTATTCGTGGGATTCGAGTAATCTATGATTGTCCCCGTCGAATTTGGTGATTCCTGTAAAAACACACGTCTTGATGGGACAGTCCAGCCCTATCGCAAACGATTCCGTGGCAAACAATACCTTGATGTATTTTTTGCTGATAAACAGCTCCACCATTTCTCTTAAAATAGGAATCATTCCACTGTGATGTATACCAATTCCTTTGCTCAGAAGGGTACTTAGCTCGATGAATTCCGGCAAACGCATGTATTCCTCATGATTAGGGAGTCGGCGAAGAATCTGTCGCGTCTCTTTTTCTATTTCATATGGGATTTTACTGTCATCTTCCAACACGGGGACGGTCAGTTCTTTTGCACACGATTCCACCGCTTTTCGAGAAAATACAAAACAAATGGCCGGAAGCATATTTTGATCGCGCAAATATTTCACCAAATTGTTCAATACAAATTTGCGAGTGATTCGCGCATGTTGTGATTGGATTTTATTATCGATTCGTTTCATCGAAGTATATCCTTCGCTGTTAAAATTACCTTTGCTATCTCGTATCAATATGGGTTTATTTGACAATTTGCGCATTTCCGATTGTTCAGACTTGTCGGTTATTTTTTTAAACTCATGTTCGCCCATGGTCATGTATGCGTAATGGCTTAATGGAACCACCCGATGATCCGTTGGACAGACAAATACGTTTGAATCAGGATGCGTACTTTCAATCCATGCCGCGAACCTTTCGGGTTTGTCCATGGTGGCAGATAACATGACCATTTGAACGGGATGAGGTAACATCAATATCGTTTTTTCCCATACTTGTCCTCTGTCTGCGTCGTTTATATAATGTACTTCGTCGAAAATAACGGCAGCCAATTCATGCTCGAAATCCATCTGAAACTGCATCAGGTTTTTATTTTGTAGTGCGTCGAGAGAAGAGTCGTTGAATAAGCGGTTCATCAATATTTCAGTGGTCATAATGAGTACGTCTGCTTCTGGGTTTGTTTTTATATCTCCNGTGAAAAGTCCGAAGGAAATGTGGGGGTATTTCGTCGAGAATTCAAAGAACTTTTGNTTGGAGAGTGCTTTGATCGGACTTGTATATATGACTTTTTTCCCTTGTGAAACCCAATGNTCTATGGCGAATTCGGCAGGAAGTGTNTTCCCCGAACCGGTATGCGCGGTGATGAGAACATGGTGATTGTTTACGATCGCCTGGATCGCATGTTTTTGGAATGAACTCAGTTCGTAGGGGTATTTATCGAAATGGACATTGTATTCGCTTTCGATCGGAAA